CGCCGGTTGGATGGTTTATTGTTCGCGCCAAGCCTGCAGGGCGGCACGGTACTCATCGATGGCTGCTTTTTGCTCATCGGTCATACTGTGTTTGGTGTCGTCCACATAGTAATTGTAGCTGCCTGGCCGGCCGTAGATTTTGCCGTTCCACGGTTTGCCGCCTTCGCGGCTGCTTTTGGCATAATCCGCGCCGTGCCGCTCTTTCAAAAAGTCAAAGCAGCCGTTGTATTGGGGTTTTGAGGCTTCTTTTTCAGCGATTTTTTGCCATTGGTGGCGCAGCATCGCCATATCCAGCACATTGCTGGCCGGCTGCTCCAAACGGTAGCCGAGCGGGGCGATTTCTTGGATGATGGCTTCGGCTTTTTCCATCAGTTCGCTTTCAGACTTAGCTTCAAAAGTTTTTTGCCATGCCTTGGGCGGCTCTTTCGTAGCCAACACTCCGGCCAATCCTTCTTTTTCGTCGTGGGTAAAGCAAAAACCTAATGCTTTCAGGGATTCTTTATTTGCCAAGGTTCTGCCGTGTACCACCACGGAAAACAACGGCACCGAGCCCATGCGGTATTTGATAACGGCAACCTGTTCGGCTGCCTCATCGGCGGCTGCTTGCTGTTTTTTGTAGCATTCGGGGCAAACCATGTTTTGCTCGTACCAAGCCAGTTTGCGTTCGCGGTCGGCACTTTTGCCGAAAAGAGATACGCTTCCAGTACCATGACCGCAAGCGTAGGAGTAAGAGTATTTAGCCATTTTGATTCATCCTTTTAGGTGGTTCAGGCTTGCTTTGTGCTTCCTGATGAGTTGTATTATACGCGATATTTTCACATAGTCAATAACATTTTTAAAATTATTTCGCCAAAATAAAAAGGTCGCCTGAATCTCTTCAGACGACCTTTTTTTAAACATCAGTGGCTTTAACGGTTGACCGCTTCTTTCAACGCCTTGCCTGCACGGAATTTAGGCGTTTTGCGCGCCGCGATGGTCAGCGGTTCGCCCGTTTTCGGATTGCGTCCCTGACGCTCGGCGGATTGGGCGGTGTGGAACGTGCCGAAGCCGACCAGCGTAACGTCTTTTCCGTCTTTCAGTTCTTGCGTTACCACGCTGACAAACGCATCGACAAATTTCGCCGCATCGCGTTTGCTCAATTCTGCCTCATCGGCGATGGCTTGGATTAATTCAGATTTATTCACTTTTTGACTCCTATTTAGATTTAAATGCGGCAGACCGTGCCGCGCGGTTCAGAAATTATTTTCTAGCCTTTCTTCTTTCTTCTTGTTTCATTTGTATAAATTCCACTGCTTCTGCTATTTTTTGAAATAAAATAAACATCATCTGCGCATCAGTCATCGGATTGCTGTATGTATCCCCTGATGGTCTGATTTGAATGCTGCCGTTAGGCATATCTTCGATTTCTATAATGATTTTTGCCATTTAAGCCTCCTGTTCTTCGGCAGCATTCTGTGTTTCCTGCCATTTCCCAACCAAGTAATCCCACTCATACCGAGGAATGACACGGCAGCCCGGTAACAGATTCTGCCAATCAAAATCTTCGGGCGGCTGCATCGTACAGCCGTTTCTGATTCTCTTAGCCCTTTCTCTAAGCTCGTAGGCATAGTCAGGAGTTACCACACCCTTTGGCGCGTCCTCCTCCAATCCCGCCCAAACGAACTGAACAGGATTTAAGAAATTACCGATACCCCAAGATGCCAAAGTCTCTCCGTCGCTATTCTCTTCAAAAATCATTGTTGGGGCGGTGATGCCAATTTCTTCCAAATACTCTTCGGGGCGTTTAAATCTTTTGTTAAGTGGCATGGTTTTGAGGATTGGGTTGTTTTGCCGTGGCCAACAAGTTCCGTTCTTATTGGGCTTTTTCCATCCATCGGGTATGCCTGAAGGGAACGCAAACCCTGCCACTTGCCCATCGCTCCATTCCCGCATTAGCGCATCTGACGGCAAGTGTTCGCGCGCCCAATCAAGCCACGCCTGTCGCATTGCGGCCTTGTCCTGCTGAAAACTTCGCAGTGCTTTTGCAACCGGCCCATCATTAACTTCAATCAAATAAATCATTATATTTGCGTTCATTTTTCCTACACCTTCGCCACATCCAAATTCATCAGCTGATACTCCCCATCCTCGCCGCGCTGATACACCCGCACAAACGGCTTGCTGATATGCACCTGCAAACTGTCGGAGAGCGCATCCATCGCCCGTTGCCATTTTTCATCCGTGATTTGCAGGCGGCGCAGACCGAGGACGCGGGCGGTACTGATATTTCCTTCTTTGTCCACCTGAAACGCCGCGTTAATCAGTGTTTTCAATTCCGTGCGGCTGCCTTCCGTCCATTCGTTGATGCACTCGTCAATCAGAGCCTTGGCCGCTAGCAGTCCCTCGTCGAATACCAGCGTGTCCTGCATGGCGAGGTTGACGCGGTACGCGCCGTCAAAGCTGTGCAGGCTGATATTGCCTTTCTTGCCGCCGACATTCACGTCGTATCGGTCGGCACTCAACTGTACAAACGCCGCAATATCGTCCATAGCCTCGCGTTTGAAGGTGATTAAATCATCCTGAACCACGCGGGCTTTGGCAGCGATTTCCTGCACCAGCTCGTCGCGCAGCAGGTCGATTTCTCGGATATTTTCCAGAGGCACGAGATTGCCTTTGGCATCCTTTTTGTATTGGCTTACATCTAAATTACTCATTTTGTTTTACCTTTCTGCCTTTCGACATAAATCCTTTTACACTCATCCACCGTACGGTGGCGTTGTCCGTGTATCCAATCCCTGTTCATGCAGGGGGCGTTTTTCAATCTGCCGACAATCTTTTTCAGTTCGGCGGCCTGCGTTTTGCCGTATTCCGTCGGGTGGTGCTTCTTTTCCAGCCTCGGCACCATCCTGATTTCGGGCGGCGGCAGGTGTTTGATAAGGTCGACAGGGTTTGGCCACTCTGACGAGGACGCCGCGATAGCCCTAAAGGCTGCCTGTATCCTGATCCCGTCATGCTCCGGCTGCCACGACCGGCCGCTTAGTATGCCCAACCAAAGTTCGGCGACTGCCGTCAAATCCGCCGAGGCAGGGCGGCCTTTGAGGTTTAGGGCGGCGAGCATCATAAAACCCTGCGCGATTGCTTTTTTCAGCCAGCTATTGTTGTCCTCCATTCGACCACTCCATCAAACCGCCCAACCCGCT